GCACCCTCGCATTCATGGAGGAGAGGTACGGATATTCGAGGGTCGTGAACTGCCACCCGTAGGCGTCCCAGGTCGCGGCCTGCCACGGCTCCCAGGGCGGGGCGTCCTTGACCGCAGCGAGCTGATGCAGCGGGACGTTGCGGTACACCGCGCCGCACTCGAGCAGCACATGGCAGCCGAACGCGCGGCCGGGCCACGACGTGAGGCCGAACCAGACCGCGCGCAGCGGCTCGTGCTTGCCGATGGCATCGGCGTCGATCCAGACGTACTGATGGGCAGGCAGCGGCCCCGCGTGCGTGTGCAACGTCACTTGCGGTCCCTCCACAGCAGGGCCGCCAGTACCGCCAGCGTCGAAACGCCCACCAGCGCATACACCGACAGCACGATCACGAGCAGCAGCTCGATGAGCGAGCCCAGGTTAGCCCAGCCCACGCCGCACCTCCTCGAGCGCGCTCTTGATGCTCTCATCGGCGAACTCGAGCCCGCGCAGCACGTTCACGAACGCACGCACGCACTCGGTCGCATCGGTGAACTCGTCGAGCTTCGTCTCGATGGTCGAGAACTCGGCGCGCGCGCGGATCTCCAACATCAGGGCAGGGGCGCTCATGGCGTGGCCTCCTTGGCAGGGTTGAGGAACTGGGCGAGGGCAGGGACCTGGTGCGGGGCGAGGTAGATGCGGGACTCGACCTCGGCCGTCTCCTGGGCGAGCACAAGATCGCCGTCGCCATCCACCCAGACCCGCAGCTCGTAGCCGGGCTTGATGGCGAGCATCGGGGCAGGGTCCGTGGCCGGTTCCGTGGCCGGTTCCACGCCGCTCATCGGGTGCTGCCCCAGCGCGACACCGAGGGCGGGTCGGCGCGGTAGATGCGCGCGCGGCCGCCGGGCTTCGGCAGCACCTCACGGCTGCGATGACGCAGCCACCACTCATACGCGCCGAGAGCCGCGGCACCCACGCCGAAGAGCGCGAACCACGCGGCCAACAACACGAACCACTCGAATGCTTCTGTGCTCACGGTTCCATCCCCTTGTAGGTCTTGAACTCGGCCACCTCGCCCTCGAGCACCGCGATGCGGCGCTCGTAGAGCTCGATCACCTTCTGTTGGTTGTCGATGAGGCGCGCCTGCACGGCGGCCAAGATGTCCGCACGCTCGACCGCTTCCCGCAGGGCGGCCACGCGCGCGGCGCTCATGCTGTAATCACCACTTGCTGCGAAAGTCACAACGGCACCGCCAAAGCTTCCATGCGCTCGAGCGCACGGGCCAGCCCCGCGTCGATCTCAGCCTCGGTGAGCGCACTCAGGCGCGCCTGGTAGTGCCCGGCCTCGAGGAGCGCCAAGAGCACGAACGCGGCCGTGACCACGTCGCAGCCCACCCGGTTGCCGAGCACGTTCAAGTCGAGGCCGTAGCGCACGATCGGCGCGGCCTGCCGCGAGCGGGGGGGCTCGGGGCGGTACGAAGCAATCACCAGTCCAGTCATCGCGGTCCTCCTCCCTGACCCGCCACCATGGCGGGCATGGGACGGATTCTGTGTGATGCGGCGCACGTTACGCAATGAGAATATCGCAACGCATCCACTCTGCGGACGGTGAGGGAAGGCGCACAGTTTCGGGCGGCTGCGCCCGCTTGCGCTCGCTATGCTCTCGCCTATGCGCTCGCATGCGGTCGCAATGAGCGGCGCCCCCCCCGTATAACGGGGGGCGCTGCCTTGCGTTTGCGCTTGCTCCTGCTCCCTAGGGGTGTGGGGGCGAGCGCGCGCAAAATCCTGCAGAATCTCGAGGTAGGGCAGAATGGCCCCAGACACACGTCCAGGAGGACCCGGAAATGGAACTTTTTGCGCTCGCTCTGGCATGGCTTTTCGGGGGAGCGATCGCACTCGCCGCGCTCGCCTTCGTGACCGGCTTTCTCGCGTACTGGTTGTGGGCAGTCGCGCACGCCGGGTGGCTCGTCGCCGAGCTCGCCTGGCGGCGTCGAGGGTGACGGCCTTGCGGTGACCGCCACGCGGTGACAGAATCGCACCGCTATGGCGTTTCAGCAAACTACACCACCAGAGCAGACGCCAGCGCGCCGCGGGAAACGGGCGCTGTTCAAGCCCGGCCAGAGTGGCAACCCAGCCGGTCGGCCGAAGGGCGTGCCGAACCGCGTGCACCAGACGATCAGGGAGGCGATAGAGCTCGCCTGCAAGCCGGGGGCATGTCACCCCGAGGGGCTAGCCGGGTGGCTCGTAGACCGCGCCACGGGGGGCGTCGAGGACCGCAAGATCTTCGCCGGCCTCGTCGCCAAGGTGGTACCGGCGCAGATCCACGCGACGGTTGACCAGGTGACGGTGCAGCTGCCGTGGTTGGCCGGTCGAGGGGTGGTCAGTACACAAGGGCGTACACAGTCCCGAGCCATCGACGCGCAAGTCATTGAGCCTGCGATGGAATTGACTCAAGACCTTCGGGTTGATGACCCGATGCGCGTGCTCGAGGTGCCCGAGGCTTCGCCATCCGTCGCGCACGGGCCACACGTTGCGGCCGTGCAACTCCCTGCCGACCCCCCACCCCCCCTCGAACGGCAGGCGGGGGGTAGGTCGGAGTAAGGGTTCCCTTCCCCTCTCTCGCCAATACCGATTTCGAGGTGTTGAGATAAATGCAACCGCCTGACGAGGACATCGCCGCTGCCGGGCCGATCACGATCAACACCTACCGCCCGCGCGAGGTGTTCCTCGAGCTGCACAACCGCGCGACGCGCTGGGCGTGCGTGGTGGCGCACCGGCGTGCGGGCAAGACGGTGGCGATGTGTGCGGACCTGGTCATCAGCGCGCTCGAGTGCCCGCACCCGAAACCGCAGGTGGCTTACCTCGCGCCGTTCCGCGAGCAGGCGAAGAAGGTCGCCTGGCAGTACCTCAAGGATCTGACGAAGCCGCTCTGGGCGAAGCCGCCGAACGAGAGCGAGCTCAAGATCACGATGCGCACGAGTCGGCCGGGCGACTACGCCACGATCTACTGCGGCGGCAGTGACAACCCCGACAGCCTCCGCGGCCTCTACCTCGACGCGGTGGTGATGGACGAGGTCGGGCAGATGCGCCCGAGCACCTGGTACTCGGTCGTGCGCCCGGCGCTCTCGGACCGGCAGGGCAGCGCGATCTGGGCGGGCACGCCTGCCGGCAAGAACTTCTTCTGGCAGCTGCGCGAAGAGGCGCGGCTGAACCCCGGCACGCACCTGCTGCTGGAACTCCCTGCGAGCAAGACGGGCATCTTGCCGGAGGGCGAGCTTGCGGCGGCGCGCGCGCAGATGACCGAGGAGACCTTCGCGATCGAGTACGAGGTCAGCTTCGACGCCTCGGTGCCTGGCGCGTACTTCGCGAAGCAGCTGGGCGAGGCGTATGAGCAGAAGCGGGTGGGGGACTTCCCGATCGACCCTGCGTTCCCGGTGGACCTTGTGGCCGACCTCGGCTACACGGATTCCTGCTCGTGGTGGGGTTGGCAGACGGGGCCGGATGGGCACCGGGTGGTCGAGTTCTACGAGGCGGACGGTCAGGCCATCGGCCATTACATCGACTGGGTGAAGAGCCGGCCGTACAAGGTCGGCACGGTGTGGCTGCCGCACGATGCGCGGGCGAAGAGCCTGCAGACGGGCAAGTCCATCATCGAGCAGTTCCTGCACTCGGGCATCACGCCGCGGATCGTGCCCGAGCTCAGCCTGCAGGACGGCATCGAGGCTGCGCGTCTGACCATCCCGAAGTGCTACTTCGACGAGAAGGCGACCTATGCCGGCGTCGAGCACCTGCGGGCGTACATGCGCGAGTGGGACGAGCGGACGCAGACCTTCCGCAACCGCCCGAAGCACGACCAGCACAGCCACGCCTCGGACGCTTTTCGCTACCTCGCGCTTGCCGCGAGACCCGTTTCTGGTAATTTGTCAAGTGGTGGTGCTAAAATCGCACCGCGTAGTGGCGAGCACTACGGGTTCACGTTGGATGACATCTGGGACTGCAGGCCGCGCCAAAGCGGACGGGTGGGTTGATGGAAAGCTCCGAGCGCATCGAGACCTCCAAGGACTTCGCCGACACGCCGGGCGGCATGGCGCGGCGTTGGAGCACTGAGATCGAGGCGGCGGTCAAGGAGCTGACCAAGTTCCACGAGGACGGCGACAAGATCGTCGAGCGGTATCTCGACAAGCGCGACGACTGGGGGCGCGAAGAGTCGCGCGTGAACCTGTTCTTGTCCACGGTGAAGGTTCTGCTCTCGATGCTCTACGCCCGGCCGCCGAAGGCCTCGGTGTCGCGCGCGTTCCAAGACTCGGATGACGACCAGGCGCGCGTGGCGGGGCAGATCCTGCAGCGCCTGCTGAACAAATCCTTCGACGACAACATCTCGGCGTGGGACGCCGCGGTGCGGCAGGGCATCGAGGACTGGCTCGTGGTCGGCGCGGGTCAGGTGTGGCTGCGCTACGAGGTCGAGACCGCGCTCGAGGAGGTTCCTGCGCAGTTCGACCCGCTGACGGGCGTCGAGATCGCCCCGGCGCAGACGGTCGAGCGCATCGTCGCCGAGGACGCGCCCTGCGACTACGTCTTCTGGAAGGATTTCCTCTACTCCCCGGCGCGCACATGGGGCGAGGTGCGCTGGGTGGCGCGGCGCGTGTACATGACGCGCGAGCAGCTCGAGGCGCGATTCGGCCCCGAGATCGCCAAGGTCGTGCCGATGGTGCGCCGGCAGTCGAAGCAGGGCGAGCCGCAGGTCAAGAACGACCCGTGGGCGCGCGCCGAGGTCTTCGAGATCTGGTGCAAGGAGAACCGCAAGGTCTACTGGTTCGCCAAGGGGATGGACACCATCCTCGACTACAAGGACGACCCGCTCGGGCTCGAGAACTTCTTCCCCTGCCCGAAGCCCTTGGCGGCGAACGTCACCTCGAGCAACTTCATCCCGCGCGCGGACTACATCTTCGCGCAGGACCAGTTCAAGGAACTCGACGAGATCAACACGCGCATCACTTGGCTCACGCGCGCGGCGAAGGTCGTCGGCGTCTACGACAAGAGCGCGGGCGATTCGGTCGGCCGCGTGCTCCTGCAGGCCGGCGAGAACCAGCTCATCCCGGTGGACAACTGGGCGATGTTCGCCGAGGGCGGTGGCATCAAGGGCAAGATGGAGTTCGTGCCGATCGAGGCGGTTGTCAACTGCATCGACCGGCTGCGGCAGTACCGCGCGGACAAGACGCAGCAGATCTACGAGGTGCTCGGCATCTCGGACATCATGCGCGGCGCTTCGCGCGCTTCGGAGACTGCGGCTGCGCAGCAGATCAAGGCGCAGTTCGGCTCGACGCGCATGCAGCTCTCGCAGTTCTACATCGCCGAGTGGATCACGCACGCGCTGCGCATCAAGGCGGAGATCATCGCCAAGCACTGGCAGCCCGAGACCATCGTGCGCGCCTCGAACATCGAGCGCACGCCGGATGCGGCGGTCGCGATGGCGGCGATCGACCTCATCAAGAACACCGAGTTGGCCGAGTATCGCATCAGCGTCGAGGCCGACAGCATGGCGGCGATGGACTGGGCCGCCGAGCGAGACGCAGCAGTCCAGTTCATGCAGGGCTTGGGCGCGTTCATCTCACAGGTCGCGCCGGTGGCGCAATCGACGCCCGGCGCAGGCCCCTTCCTGCTGCGTCTCATGCAATGGGCGGTCGCGAAGTTCCGCGTCTCGAGCGAGATCGAGGGCGTTCTCGATCAGGCGGTCGCGGCGATGCAGCAGCAGCTTCTGAACCCGCCGCCTCCGCCGCCGAACCCCGAGCTCGAGAAGCTCAAGCTCGAGGCCGAGAAGATCAAGTCGAACGAGCGCATCGCGGCATTCGAGGCGGCTTCGGACGAGAAGGTGGCCGCGCTCAAGGCGACGGTCGAACTGCAGAAGGTCGAGATGCAGGCCAAGTTCGACCAGGTCGCGGCGCAGTACCAGCAGGTCGCCGACATGATGGCGGTCGTGCAGAAGGTGAACCCTGTGATGCAGCTCGACGGCCTTTCGGCCTCCATCGGGCAGATGTCGCAGAGCAACGCCGCGCAGATGGAGCAGCTCCTGCGCGCGGTCACGCAGAAGCGGCGCCGCGTGCCGATTCGCGACCAGATGGGCGAAATCGTCGAGGTGCGCGAAGTGGACGAGCCGGAGAGTCCGGCCGGCCCCGGCCTGCCGCCCGGCTCGATGCAGGTGAACTGATGCTGCGCCAGCCTGCAATGGAGTGGCGACCGGCCCTTGGGCGGTGGCTGCTGCGCGTCGAGTCGCCGGTGTCCGAGCGGGTAGTGCAGAAGTGCGTCGAGTTCATGCTCAGGGTTCAGGCGGCGCGGCGTCTCGGGCTTTTGCCCGGCGACACGCGGGACGACCTCGATGCGAGCGTGAAGGCGTTGAACGAGAACAAGGTGCAGCAGTGGGCTGCGGGTCCGCAGATGGACGGCAGCGGCGACATCGAAGTTTTCCGTGCCACGACCGGCACGGGCAAGATCATCACAGGAGTCTGAGACATGGCAGCGACTTGGAGAGCGACAGGCGGCGCTATCGCCTATGCGTCGAGCAAAGACATGCTCAACGTGTTCAACGGCGCATCGTCGGCGCGAGTGATTCGCGTCTACCGCGGGTACTGGTTCAACAACGGCGTGGCGGCGGTGACGGGTGTGCTGACGACCGCGCAGGTGCGTCGCATCACCGCAGCCTCTGCGGGCACAGCGGTGACGCCGGTCAGGCACGACACCGCCTCGTCGGCGCTCGATGCGAACACGACCTGCGGCACCAACCAGACCACGACCGGCTCGGACATCTTCCGGCGCTTCCTGTTCGTCAACGAAGAGCCGGTCGTCGCCGGTACCACGCAGGCCAACTGGCTGACGCTGGTGCCCTTCGCTGAGGTGTGGAACGCTGGGTACGGCGACACCAACGTCGAGCCGGTCACCTGCCGCGCGGGTCAGGGCTTCCAGCTCTTCCACAGCGGCTCGTCGGCGGTCGGCACGGCGGACCTCGAGATCGAGTTCACCGACTCAGCGAGCTGATTTATGCCCGCTCTGCGACACAAGACCTGCGGCCACGAGTGGGAAGTGTCGCAGGAGCTCGCCGATCGCGTGCAGCATGACCTCAACGGCGGCGTGGGCGGGCATTCCCCGCCCATCACCTGCCCGTCATGCAAGACGCCTGGGCGTTATGTGCGCTTCGAGGTCGTGACGGAGACGCCGCCCGATGCCTGAGACGTACTACCTGCGACTTAACGCGGTGGACGTGCGGCCTCTTGAGGACGCCTTCCTCGCCATCGAGAACGACGCGACTGACGACCGCGCCTATTTCGAGCTCGTGTCGCTGCGGGTGTCACCGGCTGCGCCTGCTTCGACTGGTACTGCGAGGACGGGTGGCCTACTCGGGCTGTATCGTGTGAGCGCGGTGACGGGCGGCGACACGGTTGCGCCGGTCAAGATGGACACGGCAGACGCATCGTTTCCTTCTCAGGTCACGGTAGTCAACAACCCGAACAGCGTGACCACGACGGCGCGGTTTCGACGCATCAACGACTCCCCGGCCTACGGAGTTCAGTCATCCAACACGCAGTTCAGCAGCCGCACCTACGGCGGGTCGATGGTCACGCACCAGAAGTCGCACTTCTCTGACGTGTGGCGGGGTGGCGAGAGCGTGGACGTGGAGCCCATCATCCTTCGGGCTGGCGAGGGCATCGCGCTTGTGCAAGAGGAGTTCGGCCTGCCGCACTCGATGATCGTCTCGGCGGTGGTCACGAACACGGCGACGGGCGCGACCTACGTCTGCCGATCGACCGATGTCGGCACCGACCGCACGATCGGCGGGGCGCTGTACGCCATCATGAACGGCAGCGGTTCGGGCGTGACGCTGGCCGTGAAGCTGATGTTCCTGCCGATGGACGGCGAGGCGTCCCTGACTCCCGGCCTGCGCTTGATGAGGATGGACGGGTACTCGCTGCGTGGCGATGCGGCCACGGTCATCAGCGCCGACACGTCGAAGACCGCGCCGAGCAGTCTCAAGGTATCGGTCGGGCCGATGCAGATTCGCCTGCCCGGCGAGTGGCAACCCGATATATACACCACGCACGGCCTTGCGTATCAGGGCTCTGGCGCATTGCTGCAGGCGTGGCTGAACGCGCAGCTCAACGCCGGGGTGTTCACCCGTAAGACGTACGCCAACATCTTCCCGAACGTCGGCATCGGTAACGCCATCGGATTCCAGTCCTCGACGATGGACGATTGCTTGATGCTCGACGCCGCGCCGGGGAGTGGCATCGTCGTGACGCCGGGGCAGGGCTTGGCGCTGGTCGGTGGAAGGTTCCAGGAACTCTCGCAAGAACCGTTGCGCGGCGCGGCCTCGACGTTCCACAACTACGACATCGAGGCGACGATCCTTTACTACCCGCCCCCGGCTGCGCCGAGCGGCGGTAACACCTATTCCAAGTCCCGCGTCGTCAACAAGGGGTAAGAGATGCTCAAGCAATCGACAGCGCGGAACCTGATGGTCTTCCTCACCGACTCTGCCGACCATGTGACCGGCAAAACGGGCGCGACGCTTTCGGTGTCGCTCTCCAAGAACGGCGCGGCTTTCTCGAGCATCTCGCCGACGGTCACCGAGCGCGGGGACGGCTGGTACAACATCGCGCTCACGAGCTCGCACACCGACACGCTCGGCGATTTGGTGCTGCGGGCAACGGCCTCTGGCGCTGACCCCATCGACCTTCGCGAGCAGGTGTTCGCGGGGCTGCCTGGCGAATCGGTCACGGTGTCGAGCATCGCCAACGACGCGATCACGGCTGCCGCGGTGGCGGCAAGCGCGGTGACCGAAATCCAGAGCGGCCTTGCGACGGCGGCCGACCTGACGGCGGTGAAGGCTAAGACGGACTCGCTCACCTTCACGGTCGCGGGGCAGGTGGACGCGAACATCCAGTACGTCAACGACGTGCAGGTCAAGGGCACCGGTCAGTCTGGCAACGAGTGGGGGCCGGTGTAAGTGCCGTTCACCTACTCGACCTGGGGCACATCGTGGGGTGGCGCGTGGGCCACCGCGTGGGGCGGGGGTTCGCCGCCGCCCCCGCCGCCTGCGGTCGAGACGCGCGGCGGCTACGGCCCGCCGACGAAGCGCAAGCAGCGCGACTTCGACGAGGAGCGCCGCGAGCGCGATCGGCTGCGCGAGCAGATCGAGGCCGCGGTCGCGCCGCTCAAGGCCAAGAAGGCCGAGGTGGTCGAGACGGCCGCCGGGGGCGAGGAGGGCGTCGCCATCCTCACCCGGCGCCAGCGCATCGCCATCCCGGTGCCGGCGTCGCTCGATGCGGGCGAGGTGGCGCGGATGGTCTCGGCGGCGCTCGAGCGTGCCGGCATCGAGGCGCGCAAGGCCGACTCCGAGCGCGCGCGGCAGCTCGCCGCTGCGGCGTTCGAGGTCGAGGTACAGGAGCGGATGCGGCGCATCCAGCGCCGCCGCCGCGAGGAATGGCTGCTGTTGCTGAACTGAGGACGCCATGACGAGACGACGCTACAGGTACGACC